TTTATACTATAAAACCTAGTGATATAATAAAATTTGATAGTGCTGAGTTCATACCTGTGCCAGCTGATTGGTTAACCAATACTGCTGTAGCGGATGTAAGAAATGCTGCTGTTGATGGAAAGATAGAAACCGTGGTTATTGAGGATGTCACTAACGCATCATATCAATTCAACGGTACGAAGAATGGAGTACCCATAAGAGGAGATGGATCTGACGGACTGGCATCTGTTACATTCATCAATGGTAAACCCTCTGCTGTTCAAGTCACAAATGGTGGTAGTGGATATTCCTTTGCTACTTTGGATCTTGATGATGTGGTAACTGGTAGTGGTGCCTCATTCTCTGTCATTGTACCACCACCTGGTGGTCACGGTGCTGACATATACAGAGAACTAGGTGCAAACAAAGTTCTTGTATACTCAAGAATAGAGAATAGTGACGTTACTAACCCTGATTTTCCAACGGGAAACCAGTTTGCAAGAATAGGAATCATAGAAAATCCAAAGCAATTTGGAAGTACTGATTTACTTACCGCTTCTTCTGCTTCAGGTGTATATGGTTTGAGACTTGCTGGTGCTGCAACTACAAGTATGTCTGTGGCAGTTGATGGTGATGTAACTCAAACAGTGGGTGTAGGATCTACTGCTATTGGTAAAATAATAGGATATGATCCTGTAACTAAATCATTGCAGTATTGGCAAGACAGATCCGTTGCTATAAATGACTCCTCAGGTAATAAACCCACTTACGGATACAAACTAAATAGATTTACTGCAACACCTGCAACTGGTGGTTCTGCGAATATAATCGTCAAAACCACAGGGGGAACTGAAACCTTGTCTATAGATACTGGTTTTACAGGAGTTTCAACCACAGTGAACTCAAGAACATATTATTTCGGTCAGACTTATAACAGTGGACTTGCTAATCCAGAGATTAAAAAATACTCTGGTAACATAATCTACATTGATCAAAGACCAGAAGTGACTAGAGCAACTAATCAACGTGAAGATATTAAAATTATCTTAGAATTCTAATAAGATGCCTCAGAACACCAACCTAAACGTCAGTCCATATTTTGATGATTTTGATTCATCAAAGAACTTCAACCGAGTTCTTTTTAAACCTGGCAGTCCGATACAAGCAAGAGAACTAACAACTCTACAATCTATCTTACAAGGACAGATAGAAAAATTTGGTAAACACATATTCAAAGAGGGATCAATGGTGATTCCTGGTGTTTTCAAGTATGATAATCAATACACTTCAGTAAAAATAGAATCTACATTTTTTGGTGTTCCTGTAGAACTCTATTATGAAAAATTAATTGGGGTAACTATACAAGGTAAAACTTCTGGTATCACTGCTCAAGTCACTAATGTATTAACTTCTTCAGATTCAGTAACAAACAACACAACGTTGTTTATAAAATATGTAAAAAGTTCTGATGATTATCAGTCTGAACAATTTTTAGATGGTGAAACTCTCACAACATTGGCAGATATAACATATGGGGTGACAACTATATCGGCAGGTTCTGATTTTGCTACAACCATCAACTCTAATGCAATTGCGATAGGTTCTGCTTTTACTGTAACAAGAGGTATATTCTTTGCAAGGGGAGCATTCGTAGAGGTAAATCCAGAAACTATAATACTTGATCAGTACACAAATATACCATCTTACAGGATAGGATTCAATGTTAAGGAGGAGATTATCACTGCTGTTGATGATAATAGTTTATATGATAATGCTGCTGGATTCTCCAATTACACTGCTCCTGGTGCTGATCGGCTCAAGATCAGTTTATCTCTTATTAAGAAAAACTTAGATGATTTTCAAGATGAGAACTTTATTGAATTACAAAGACTTAGAGATGGAGATACTAAGAAGATAGTTGAAACAACTCTTTATGGTGAGTTGGCAAAAGAATTTGCAAGAAGAACATATGATGAGAGTGGTGATTATTACGTCACTAAGTTTGATCTTGAAGCAAAAGAATGTTTAAACGATAGACATTCAGTGTTTGGGACATTCTTCCCCGAAACTAAAACAGATGAAGGAAATGTACCGACAAAAGACTTATTCAATATACGTGTAGGTCCTGGTAAAGCGTATGTAAGAGGGTATGAAACAAGATCTGTAGGATCTAATCATATTGATGTGCCAAAACCAAGAACAACAAGATTAGTAGAATCATCTGCTGTTCCTTTTCAAGCAGGTAATAGACTAAGATTAAATAATGTTCTTAATTCGGCAAGAATAAATCTTTCTGCTGCCACATCAGATTTTATCGATCTAAGAAGTGAGAGATTAGGATCAACCAAATCAACTGCAGCAGGTAATTCAATAGGGAGAGCAAGAGTATATGACTACAAATTACAGAACTCAGGTTATACGGGAAATAGTAGTGTGTTTGAGATATTCTTATTTGATATCCAAACAGATACGGAACTTACAATAAACCAAGCACACACTATAGCACTACCTGCAATTATTCAGGGTAGGAATAGTGGTGCAAAAGGATTCTTACGCACTGCTGTGTCAAGTGGCACAACAATCACACTGAACCAAGTATCAGGTAAATTTTTAAAAGATGAGCAAATTCTAATCAACGGTGATATAAATGGTAGAGTAATTACTAACATCAGTAAGTTTGACATTAGTGATGTAAAATCTGTAAGATCCACCGCAGCAGGTAGAACTTTTGCTTCAGACGTATTACTTGAAACAAAGAAAGATTTTACAGGAAGATCATTTAGTATTACCAGTGGTGGTGTAGTGACAAGTGGTACGCCAGGATGGGTATCAAATTTCAAGGTAGGAGATATTATATCATACAAATTAGGTGGTGTCACAGATATAACATTCAATAAGGTGAGTGCTATAAGTGCAGCAAATAATAATATAACTGTGGTCGCTGCACCTGATGATGTATCAGATGTATGTGATAAAGATTTGCCTGGTGCAACAGTCACAGTAAATGATTTAAAACTTATATCAGGTAGACTAAGAGATTCTACAAGTGGATTTTTATACTCTGAGCTTGCAAACTCAAACGTAGAATCACTTGATCTCACAAGTTCACTTTTACAAATAAGAGTAGAAAATACTGGTCAAAGCACAAATGGAAGTGGTCAAATGGATCTTCCATCATTGACTGGTACAGATAAAATATACGCACCATTTGACGAGGAGAGATATACCATTGCATATTCTAATGGTGCTGTGGAAGACCTTACATCAGACCAAGTTGTAATCACTGGTGGTGGTAAAGGTGTGACTATATCTGGTCTTACTGCTAGTCAATCAAGTGTCGTTGTACATAGCACACAACAACAATCAAAGGTAAAATCAAAACAAAAAAATCTTGTAAGAGAAGCAACAAAAATAGTAAGCGGTTCTAATAGAACAAACTCTGGAATTACAACTGGTCTACAAGATGGATTGACACCTAGTGATGTATTTGGTAAACGTGTTCAAGATAGAGAGATATCTCTTGATGTACCCGATGTTGTAAATGTTGCTGCTATATTTGAGTCATCAGGTATTGGTGACCCCACCGTGCCAAACATAACTCTTGGTTCATTCAACGGACCTAATGGTAATAATACCGATGTGATAGTGGGTGAAATAGGTGTTGGAAAGAGTTCAGGTGCTGCAGCACAAGTCTTATCTCGTAATGGCACTACCAAAGTGGATGTATTGTTTAGAAATCCATCAGCATTTATTGAAAATGAAGAGGTATTTTTTGAAGAGAGTGGAGTGAGAGCTGTACTATCAAACGTAACTTCTGGTGATCCAAATATTAGGAGTAATTATATTTTAGATACAGGGCAAAGAGAAGAGTATTATGATTTTGGAAGAATTGTTCGTAAACAAGGGTTCCCTGAACCTCAGGGAAGATTACTTGTTTACTTCGATCATTATGTTGTAAACTCTGAAGACTCAGGTGATATACTAACAGCCAATAGTTACACAAAAAATAACTTTGACACAGTACCTGCATTTGACAACATAAGAAATACAGACGTTATTGATTTGAGACCAAGAGTAGCAGCATACTCAGGTAGTAGATCACCTTTTGAGTTTGACTCAAGAGATTTTAGTGGCAGTGGACAAGCACCAGCCGTAATAGTATCAGATGAAAATATTACATTTGATTTCAATCACTACCTTGGAAGAATAGATAGATTGTTCATCAATAGAGATTCATCATTTACAGTTCAACAAGGAACACCTGCTGTAAGACCAGTTCCACCAGAAGGTATATCAGAATCTTTTGAACTGGCTAGAGTAGAGTTACAACCTTACATTTATGATGCAAAAAGAGAAATAAAAATAATCTTCAAAGCGAATAAACGCTATACTATGAAAGAGATTGGTGCTCTTGAAACTCGTATCGAGAATATTGAAGAAGTTACAGCACTCTCTTTACTTGAAAGTAAAACAGAGAGTCTTGTTATTACTGATCCCACAACAGGTTTAGACAGATTCAAAA